TATTTCATTTCTGACCTCCGTCAAATGTTAAGGTTCCCGTTTTTCGCTTGTGTTTGGATGCATAGCTAGGCGGCAGTTCCTCAAGAGAGAGGTCTTTCATCCGCTGTTGTTTCTGCGCCCTCGATGTAACGATGAACGATTTACCAGGTTCGCGCGGGTCTTCGAGGTTTTCCTCGACGTAATCTCCATCGAACCCAAAAATAGTTGCCCTGGCGATTACCCGCCTAGCCCTCTTTCCACACTCTTCGCACCGGATAAAATCCCTACGCTCATCGACCCTGGAGAAGTCCTCCGACTCATGGTCGTCCTTACAGTTGTAGAGATAGATCGGCACTTACTTCGCTTGCAACCTCGCGTCCACCGTTGAGGCCCCACCCTCCAGGGTGGTGACCTTCAAGCGGATGTAGCGGCCATCGTGCGTAAAATCCGCCTGCGCCGCCTGCGCTATCGTGTTGCTGGTGTCCCACCACTTGGTACCGTCCAGTGACGTTTGCACCGTGATGATGTGAGTCGCGCTCGTACCCGAGGCGGCCTCCACATCGACCGAGACATAGCGGTAGCGCCCCAGGTCCACCGTCGCTGTGGTGGTGGCTGCGTTCGCGTCTATCGCGGTGTAGGACTCCTCAATATATAAAGGGAGTGAGTCAGGGGTGGATGTGTCGTATGTTACAGCCATGTTATTGTCTGGTGCCTACCGTTGGTATGGCTACCCCCGCCACTGGCGAGGACCCGTTAGCCAAGCCCGGCATTGAGGCTACCTGGCCTGGGGGCGCGGCCTCTTGACCGCCACCCTCTTGTTGGTTTTGTTGCTGGGCCAGCGTGGCTATTTCCTGCGCCATGCCCGTGTCTTCTATCTCGAACATCTCAAAGATTCGCGCCAGCAGCTTCGGTGAGCTGGCCAGGAACGGTGCGCCCGAGAGAATCTGCAAGAGCTGTTGGAACTGCTGCCTGAGAACGGAGTTCGTCTTGGGCAGCATGGAGCCGACCTCGATACCCACGTCCGCCTCACCCTCAAGGTCCGAAGGCTCTACGAAACCCTCGAAAGGGTTAGGCAGCGTGCTATCGCCCGCCGCGACCCAGATAGGCTGGGTGAGGTTAGCCTGCATCGACTGTAGGAGCTTACGCCCTACGTCGCGCACAAAGTTGTGTATGATGTTATCGCGCCTGTCCGACTCCCGCATCTGGTTGCGGTTCTCCATGATAGACGCCTGTGTGGCCGTGTCGGCCTTGGAGATACCGCGGGCCTCTGCCGGCTGCCCGCTTAGCTCGTCGAACGTCCGGTCTACGTCTGGAACGGCGGCGTAGATAGCAGGGTCCATTGTCGCAAGGGGGAGAGCCTGGACCGCCGCAAGGTTGCTACTCGGAACCATTGTCATATCGCCGCCGCCCATTAGCTTCTGTAGCTCGTCCTCTCTCTCAAACGCGGCCTCGTCGTACAGATACTTCCTGTCCGCCCGCTGGATGTGAGTCAATACCTTGCTCCGTAGCATGTTGATCTCGTCCTGTGGGCTTCGTAAGGGGGTAATGTCGGGGAGTGGCTCCCACCTGCCCGGTACCTCATTGAACCGGAGGAAGACGTATGGTCCGTGTTCCTGCTCGGCTGGCATCGGGTCTTTGCGCAACATGAAGTCATGTGCGCCATTAGGGGGGCTGTCAATGATGACTATGATTTGTCGTTTCTTCAGGTCGTATATCGTGTACCCGCGCGTGCGGGCCTCGTCTTCGCGTACCGCCTGCTCCTCGAATGTGAAGGAGTCGCGGTCCACGCCGAGCATGGATGGGTTCTTACCGCCACCGTCGATGAACTCGCTGGGCTGTATAAGAGTCCTGTTGTGAAAAAGCCGATCCGCCTTGACCTCCCGAGTCGGGCGGACCCACTCCTCCGCCACCCAGGCGTGCTGGGTGAAGTCGTTGCAGCCCTCTGGGTCGAACAGCATGTTCTTCCAGTGTATCCACTCAACGAAGAAGTGTTCGTTGCGCAGTAGCTCGCCCGGCTCCAGTAGTGGTATGCCGGTGTCGGGGTCTATGACGGGGCGGCCCTTCTCGTCGCGGATGAAGTCGCCTTGCTCAAGCGAGGGCAGGCCGTTGGCGTTCAACGTGTAGTTGCCGTCCTCGTCCTGCTTGAGCTTGCCCGCCTTGGGGTTGTCCTCGAAGTGAGGGGTGTAGCCGACCTTCACAACGCCAAGCGCCATAAAGGCCGACAATACAGCCATCCGGGTGTGGAACTGTCCGTTCAGTTCGCCCCAGAAATAGTTGAGCATATGCTCTTTACCGCGCGCGAGTTCCGGCGCGATGTTGGTGCCGCCGCGATCCACGGGGCGTCGGGGCGTCACGTCGAACTTGGGCCTATTAAATATCAGGCCGGGGAGCTGGGCGCGCAAGGTGGCGAACACCTTGTTGATAACGACCTCGTTCTCGTTCTCACCCATGCCCAGGCCGCCGTCGTGGCCATCGGTGTAATAGGCGAGGTTCTTGTTCCACTCGTCGAGATTCTTCTGACGGCGGTCCTTGCTACGCTCCAGGCGGGCGCGCCATACGCGAACATCGGCCTGCTCTTTCTCCGAGGTGCGAGCCATTAATGCTTGGTCGTGTTGCCGGTAGTCAGGTTGTTAGGGGGGGTCTCAGATTCTGGACTGCTCTTGTGGGAGGGTGGTTTTTGGTTAGCAGCCGTCTGGCCCCCCCTAACGGGTGTGTGTTCGCGGAAGAAGTCGATTCTCTCGTCCTCCATGTCTGACGCGAACTCAATCGCAACCTCGTGCGAGGCCTCCCTGTAGTGCCGTTTCCACTGATCGTGGAGATGTTTACAGCGGCTACAGTAGACCGGCTGGGAGTCGTCTGATGCATAGACGTCCTGGCAGCACGGGTTGTCACACTTATAATCTACTGGCATAGTGATATTACGGTAGCTAATTCCGCGGGAAAGTCAAGGCTACCTGGCCACTCGTAGCGGGCCTGGTCGTTTCTCCAACAGTTTCAGCATATTACGACGTTCCGACTCGAACGACCCGGAGGGGGCTTTTCGGGTTAAACGGGCCGGTGAGGGGCGGGCGCACTCGGAATACTTCCAGGCGTCCCATGTGTCATTGTCCCTGTCCACCAGGGTCTCCTTGAGCGAGCGGGTGCCCTGAACGGCCACCGTCCACTCCTGGTATCGTAGTGACTTGAACTGCCTTATATGCTCTACGCACTGGGGGTCTATGGTCAGGAGCGGGTCATACGGGTCTGCCCAGTAGAAGTGCTGTAGTCGCTCGATTCCGATGTCGTCGGCGTTCTGGCCCTTCAGGGGACTCTTCTGTAGGCCCACGCCCTCTATGGCGAACAGCTGGGATATGGACGTATAGCCGCCCCCCAGCTTGGCCTGGTTGTCGTTCCACATACTGGGGTCGGCGCGGATGGAGTGTCTCACGTCCTCCCAGTAGGGGCAGCGTTTCATACGCGCCACGATACCGGGTATGCCGCCCAGCTCCTCGCCGGGGGCCACCAGCTCCCAGAGCCAGTACTGCTTACCCTCGGGCGACAGGGCGTAGACGCCGAAGGCGGTGCGGTTGCGCTTGCCGTAGTCGAAGCCGCCGAAGTAGCGCCAGCCTAGTTGGAGGTTACGCGGCGGGGCCTTGGCGACGAGGTACTTGCGGCACTTATCGAAGTAGGGAAACAGCTGGGTCCCGCTAAGGGCCTCGAAGTCCATCTCCATGTGCTGCCGCCACAGGTGCCCCTCGGTACCGCCGGGGTAGCCGTCAGTCGCTGATGCGTACCACTGCCCCCCCTTGTCGGTCTCGGGGTTCTTGTCGGGATCGGCTGAGTAGTGCAGGGCGGTGGAGGATACGCCTGACTGCGAGCGAAACGTGTGCATCCCGTGCATCAGTGGTTCGTACTTCTCGCCCTCGCGCATCTCCTCGGAGTACGAGCTGGGCATCCTCACTGTCGCTACGGTTATGCACCGTCCGCCACCTTCGATGCAGGGTTTGAGCGCGGCGTGGCCCGCCATCCACTCGTCCTGTAGGCTCGCCTCATCATTAAACACCAGGCTCGGAACATACGACTCGTAGTGCGTAGGCCCCTGCGGGATGGCTTGGACGCGAGAGCCGTTGTCGTAAATGGCCTTGCCGTATGCCCACACGGGTACGTTCTGCATCCACTCGGGCAGGTGGGTCTCAATAAAGGAAAGCCGGGCCTGCGAGGGGTGCGTGTTAAATACAAGGTTAGCTGCGTCCTCCTCTTTCTTCGACTGAACGAAGATGAGTCTGTGGTTGTGGAACCTGGCTACCCAGGAGATGTACGCCACGGCGAGCCATGAGACCATGAGCTGCCGGCTCTTGATGAGGAACTCTACCGAGTTACCGTTGTGCCAGGTGTTCAGTAGGTGTTCGAGGTATTCCTTGCGCGGGAACTGCTTGATGGGGTTGTTCGTGTCGTGTTCGTCCTTGGTACGGACGTACTTGAATATGTAGTGCGAGGGGTCGCGGCGGCACAGCTCCAGCTCGGCCCCACGTCGTGCGAGCGCCAGCTTGAGCGCGTCGGGGCGTGTGTCACTTACTGGCAGATTAGGCATAATTCACAGATGACCTTTCATAACAACATTCAACCAGGTCCGCAGTACCCGCCAGAAGGTCACTTCTCCGTGACCACCTCGAAGTCCGCCTCGACCGGCTCATTGCCGGTGGTGGCGTAGTGGTGGAGCTGTTCGGTGGTCCAGTTGGTCATATCGGTGTGGTTGTGGTCCACCTTGCCCGTGACCTCCAGGGAGCGTTTGTCCTTGAACTGGGGGTGTAGCGCGCGCAGGAAGAACTTAATCAGGTCCGCCGAGGGCTTCCCTTCGCACGACGTGTGCGTACCGAGAGCTATCTGCCAGCCCACGCCTTCGAGGCTTTCGGTCAGCGCGTTGCGTATTTCGTCGCGGCGCTTGGAGAAGCTGGGGTCTTCGAGCCACTTGTAGTAGGTACGGCGATTGATGCCGAACTCCGCGCAGGTGTTGGTCACGTTGAAGAAGTTCGTGGCCAGTACGGCGAGGAAGGCGTCCTGTCGCGCCTTTTTATCTACTACTGCGTCACCCATTTGTTCTCTCTAGTTGACGCTGCGGCTCAGTTCGCGCCAGTTCGTGCCGTCGCTCACTAGCGACAGGTGGTCGTCAGTCGTATAGCCAAAATTGCCGGCCAGCTTGAGGTTGGAGCCGTCCACCACGCCATTCGTGGCGGCGTTACCCGAAAAAACGATATGGACCACCCGTCCGATATAGCCTACCCCTATCGACGTAATATCCGCGGTACCTGAGACCAGGATGGAATCCGAGTTGGGTGGGATCAGGAGGGCGGCGGTACTGGCCACGCTGGGTCGGGCGCGATTCCACTCGCGCATGACCAGCTGGGTATTGTCCACCGTCGTTACCCCCCCCACGAAATATTCGTGTACCACCGAACTAGCAGTGCCGTCTTCCGAATACCCGTTGTTCAGGATGGCCACATCCATATTGGACTCAAAGATAGGACAGTCCATTAATCGCATCAATCGCACGCTCGCCCCAGTCGAGTCGGTAATGCGAGCTAGGTTGTTCTCGATGCGGAGCTGGCCGGTGTTCGTGGTCAGACTATTGGTAGCATCCCCAATGCGCATCAAGTCATGGCTGGACGCGGCCATGTCGTGCGCCCAGACGTGGTTGTTCCGTATTGTAATATTAAAGCCGTTGGTCAGGCGCAGCCATTCGCCCAGCGTGGTGTCGGCTCCGTCTATCTCGACCGTGTTGTCGGCAATCAGTATATTGGCTGTTTCGTCCGATACGTCGGTGTCTGCCTCCCCGATGCTCACCGGGGGCACTGCGTTCTGCGGGTTGATAATCGAGTTGCCCCGCACCACGACGTTACGGCAGTCAGCCGAGTCAGTCGTCTGCTTGGAGATGGCAATGGCCCCGTCCTTGAAGGTTCGTATGCTATTACCCTCGATCAGTACATTTTCCGACCGATAACAGGCTATCGCAGGCCGGATGGCGGCGGTTGATCCAGCAGCCCTGTGGTTCACGATGCGATTACCGGATATTACGGCCCCGTCGTCATTGGCAATGTAGATCGAGTGCCGACCGGCGTTGTCGATGGCGTTATCGTACACCCCACTGCCCAGCGTCCCCGCCATGTGGATAGCATACCCCTGGCCGGATAGGTCATCCCCGCCCCCACCGCCCACGATGTTCTTAAAGTGAGACAGGGACACGCTGGAGTCGATATACGAGCCACTGAGGTTGGCGTTAAACGACACCCCGGCATTCAGGTTATTAAATGTACACCGCACAACACGAACCCGACTGATCGTCTGGCCCGAATTACACGCTATGCCGTGCTGGAAGACAACGGCAGAATCCAGCGCGGCCGTTTCCGTCCCGCTGATGTGCAACCCATCAAACACCAAGTTATCACAGGTGTTGAGCAGCCGGATGGCAGCCAACGGCGTCCCCACCGAGCCACTCCCCGACACGCGAATCTCCCCCCCCCCGGTCAAGGTCAAGTCAGATAAGCCATCTATGGACAGGCACAGCCCGGCCGTAGCCGAGGCCGTGATCTTGTAAAAAGACGCACCAACCGGGAAGTATACCGTACCCCCACTCCCAGCTGCCGTTATCGCCAACTGAATAGCCGCCGTGTCATCCGTCGTCCCATCTCCGGTGGCTCCGTAGTCCTTGACGTTATACACCGCGTTATTCGCGAGGTAATCGGTCGTGGTTGTGACGGTACGGGTACCGGCGGGTATGGTGATGAAGTCCTCGGCGTTGATTTGGTTGAGTGTCTGGGTGGAGCCGTCTGATTTCGCGCGCGAGAAGGTCCCCGTGCCCAGGCTCATGTCCTCTTTGCCGATAAGTCCTTTCTTTACTGTAATTACTGCCATTTGTTCCTATCCGCCGCTGTGGCGGAACTGTAATGCTTCTGGGGTAAAGGGGTTGGCCTGGGTGCCGGACTTCTGCTCGAATATCAAGGTAGCGTCGGCACTGAAGTCCACGTTGTTTAGTGTCACCCTGCGGTGAAATACGATACTCAGGCCCTGTGTAACCTTACACACCACTTGAACCAGGCTTGAGGTTTGGTACTGGAAGTTTAGTTCCACGGAGATGGCTGTTTCCGTGTCCGCTGCGATACCTGTCTTCTCGAAGATGGTGTCCGCCCCTAACTTGCAGCGCAGATCCGCCGTATTGCCCCCCGTCAGTGCGTTTTTGATATTGGCGTATAGTTCAGCCTTGGGCTTACCGGCAGCTGTGTGGACGGCATCCGACGGATTCAGCGTAGATAGCGGGATTGAGTGGCTGGCGAAGGTGAAGTAGCTGCCCTGGGGGGAACCGTCCGTAATAGCGGTCATCAAGCCCGAGGGGGCCAGGTTAATGCCGCTTGCGGGCAGGCCGACATTGGTTACGTCGGGGTCGCCGGGGTAGTAGCACTCGTAGGCCATGCTCTTCCACGGCGAGTTTGAGTTATATGCAGCCCCCTCAAGGCCGTTGTACTCTGCAAGAATGTTCGTGTCGGCTTGCAGTGCCGCGGTTGTGATGCCCCCGTTGAAACGCAAGTGGTTGGTGTTACCCGTGGCGAAGTTGGTTGTGTTCTCGAACAGGTTGTTGCCGTGAGTGTTCATGGTGGTGATATCGCCACGGGGTGGGGTAGAGCCGCTGTTCTCAAAGTAATAGGCGGTGCT